GCGTCATGCTGGCGTGAAGGCACGGAAGCATGCTTGGCTCGAGCCGGGGTCCTCCTGGACGCCGGCGCCTCGCCTCAATCAATCCCCCTTGCGGCGAGCTCCGCGAGCCTGGTTGCACCTGAGACAGACGCATTTTTTCCGCGTACGCGTTGGCCGCCCAGCATTACGCCCCCGACGTGTGTTCCACGTGGAACGGGTCCTCTTTTTCTCCCAAGGGGTCCCTAAAAATTTTTATACGCCGCGCGCGCGTACGCCCGACTGGACATAAGACGGCTTGCTGGTGTATACGTCGGTAGCGGCGGCGCTTCCGTATCGCAAGGGCGGCGGTACGACTCCTGAGCGTCTTTTGCCGTAGGCGGGGCCGGCTGGAATGCCGTGCAACGCGGCCAGTCGGCCCTGCCGACTCAAGGATTGCCCACAGAATAAGGGGGTAGCGGAATGCTGGTCTGGAATCTCAACGGTCAGGGCGGTAACTCGCTGCAGGGCAGCGTCTTCGCCGCAGTCGGCACGTCCATCACCTCGAGCGCCGGGCTGGCGATCAGCTACGCCGGGCTCGGGGTGCAGAACCCCTCGACGAGCGGGAAGAAAATAACGCCGCTCCAGATCTCATTCACGCCGACGGGGACCGGGGCGAGCAACAACGGGTGTCCGTTCGGGTTGATCAAGATACTGGGAACGGCGGCGGCGGGAACGCTGAGCGGGTTCGGAGGGTTCGTGGCGACGGTCGGGGTGGCCGGGACCGCGACGAACGCGGTGGGGACGGCTTTCGGGACGTGCACGATTCTGAACGGGACGGCGGGTCCCTCGGCGAATGGGCTGTGCTGGATGCAGATCGTCGGGGAGATCTCCGGGGGCGGGACGGGGGCCGGAACGCAGGCCTTCACGCCGACCGCGGGTGCCCAGACGGGGTTCGACCTGCAGGGGCTGGTGAGCGCCATGCCAGGTGAGAGCATCGCGATCGGGGTAAACCAGGCGACGGCGGGGATTTTTGGAATGATTTGGCTGGAAACGCCATTAACATCAGGAGCTTAACATGAGCGAAGTGACACAGGAAAAGGCGAAGCTAGAGGCGGATGCCGCTTCCGAGCTGGGCGTGCTGAAGGTGAAGCTCGCAGCGCTCGAGGCCAAGGGTAGCGCGCTGGTGCACGTGCACGTCGGAGCGGTGGCCGCGGTGGCAGCCATTGTGGGCGTGATTCTCGGGTTGGTGCTGGCGAAGCTGTAAGCCGTGGCCGCACCGTACGGGAACAACATCCCGACAAATCCCCCGGCAAAACGCGTCATCGACCTGCGCTCTTTGAGCTATGGCGCGGCGGGGCCGGAGCCGCCGTATCCGGTCTACCAGTTCTCCGGGTACAAGATCCGGTGGGAGTGGCCACAGCACAATCCGTTCAAGGGCCTCTAGCCCTCAGGAGGGGCGGTGAGCTTACTCAATACGCCCGGTGGTTTCTTCGCCGGCACCGGCTTCTCGTTCGACCCGAACATCAGCCCGAACAATCAGACGTTCGCCGCGGCCGTCCGGGCGGTCATGGCGGCGGGCGGCTACATCATCCCATCGACGGGCCTCCCATCTGGAGCCCTCGGAAACCCGACGAACAAGGTCGCGCTGACCGCGACCAATGGCGTCTCGACGCAGGCCATGCGGGCGGACGGCGCCCCGGCGCTCGACCAGACCATCTCTCCTACGTGGACCGGCACGCATACTTGGAGCGCCGCCGCGCAGTTCATCAACGTGGTAACGGTGAACTCAGGAACGACCACCACGTTCCAAATCAGCGGCACCGGCTCGGTGGTAATTCAAGGGTGGGGCACCGCTGCCGGAACCTTGGTGGACATGACGCCCGACAGCCAGACGTGGACCGCCACGCTCTCTGGCGTGACTACCACGGTGACCGGTCAGGCCAAGGTGCGTCGTACGGGGAACGTGGCGGTCTTTTTCTGCGCGTCGCTGCTCGGCTCGAGCACCTCGACGCTCATGACCGTCTCGGGACTCCCCGCGGCGTGGCAGCCCACTGCCAGCCAGAACGTACCGTGCGTATTTGAGGACGGTGGCAATAATGTCGCCGGCTACGCTAACATCACCAATAGCGGGGTCATCACCTTCCAGAAAGCGTTCGTCTCGGGGACGAATGTACTGATGGGCGGCCCATTCACGGCGTCAGGGCAGAAGGGGATGAACGCCACAACCTTTGAGTACGCACTGACATGAGCCAGCTACCTGCCACACCCTCGACGCTTCCAGAGCCCCCGCGGCCGCCGGGCCTCGTGCCGGAGAAGCTCGTTAGCCGGTGGGACCGATTCCTCGGCGAGCTCGCCGTGGGACTTGGGCTGCCCGAGGCGATGCAGAAGTGCTACGTCACGCGCGGTGACATCGAGACGATGACCCGGCTTTCGGGCGAGGCGGGAGCGGTCGAGCGCAAGCGGTGGGACGCGGCGCGTCTTGCTGGACGCAAGTGGCACTATACCCGGATGGACCTTGAGGATGTCTTTGAGCGCATCGCGGGAGGCAAGAAGGTCAAGGACGCATTATGCGACGTTAAAGGTCCCGGGGAGCACTACATCTACTTCATGAAGATGGTGAACAAGGATCCTGAGCTGCAGGAGGCCTATCGGGATGCGAAGGAGATCCGGGCGCAGATGCTGATGGAAGAGAACATCGACATCGTGGACGATACCAGCCGGGACGTCCTGACCAAGGTTATGATCGACAAGCGGGGCGAAGCGCACTCCAGCGAGACGCCGAACATGGCAGCCGTGACACGCGACCGGCTGCGCGCGGACGAGCGCTTCCGCCAGGCACGATCGCTCGCCGCCACGCTCTATGGCGATAAGACGGAGCAAACCGTCAACCTGAACATCAACTACGCCGAGCGGCTCGAGCAGGCCCGGGCGCGGGAAAGGACCCGCAACGCGCCGCACCTGACCAGGGAAGAGCGCGGGCAGGCGGTTGACGCTGAATTTATCCCGGTCCAACCGGACATTAAACCGGACACGGACACGGGCTGGATGGACGAGAAGCCTAAGGATCTCGATACGACGTGGCTGGAGGAAAAATGAAAATATGGATTGCGTTGTTTGCGGCCGTACTTGCGCTCGTGGCCTATGCCGGAAGCGGCCCGACCGTCGCCAAGAAGCAGGTCGACGCTCCAAGCACAGAAGTCGAGGCCGCGATATACGCGCTGAGTAGGGCGTACAACGACCATCCGCACTATTACGAGTACGGCGGCGTAATCGTGAAGATGGCCAACGGCAAATTCAACGCGTCTGCGCCCACGACCGAGGGTAACGCGACGCACATCGATATCAACGAGGACCCGGAGAAATACGACGGCCACTACCCGGTCGTCTCGGACTACCACACGCATCCGTGCATCGAAGGCTACGTTCCGGGGGTGTTCAGCGCGCAGGACCTGATCAGCATGCGGGAGTACCAGCGCGGCGGATATATTCTCGATGAGTGCACCGGAGACGTGCACTACTGGAAACCGGGCGATGCTTATGACAAGCCGGATCCAAAAGAGGGTATCGACGTCCTCAGTCTGTTTCGTGACAGGCGCTCCGCCGCGGGTATAGTTGTCGGTAAGATTCCGGTCGACGGCAAGCAGTTCTCACTGGAATGAGCGCGGCAGCTTTAAAAGCAGGTGATACGGGGCGGGCGCGAGACGCGCAGCGCCGCGTTATGACTGATGCGGAGTTCGACGATCAGATCCTGAAGGACATGGAGCGGTTCTACGACGACCCGATCGGCTTCGTTTATTACGCCTTCCCGTGGGGCTACGGTGAGCTAGCCGATGCCGACGGCCCGGATACGTGGCAGCTTGAGTTCCTAGAAGACCTGGCGGCGTGCCTGAGGAAAGACCCCGATGCAAACATCCGCGAAGCAACCGCTAGTGGACACGGAATCGGAAAAACTGCTGCGACGGCGTGGCTCGTGTGCTGGTGTATGTCGACTCGCCCGCATCTATCAGGGGTCGTCACAGCGAATACCATGTCCCAGCTGTCCACTAAGACCTGGCGAGAATTGGCTCTGTGGTACAAGCGACTCATCAACCGACACTGGTTCAAGTGGAGCGCCACCAAGTTCTGGCACGTGAAGGAGCCGGAGACGTGGTTCGTCTCCGCCGAGCCCAACACTGAACATAATTCGGAAGCGTTCGCTGGCCGCCACGCAAAGTACAAGCTCATCATCTTCGACGAAGCGTCCGCGATTCCTGATAAGATCTGGGAAGTGACCGAGGGCGCGATGACCGATCCGCGCTCGATCTGGTGCGTCTTTGGAAACCCAACGAAGAACACCGGGCGGTTCAAGGACTGTTTCGAGCACGACTCGAAACGGTGGCGAACGCGGCACGTGGATTCACGCACCGCGAAGATGACCAACAAGGCGGAACTCAATGAGTGGATCGAAGCGTATGGGATTGATTCGGACTTTGTCAGGGTTCGTGTACTTGGACTCTTCCCGCGCTTCGGCGCCATGCAGTTCATCTCAACCGAATCGGTTGATCGAGCCATGCTCTCCGAACTTCCTTATGAGGCTTGGTGCCTGCTTCCTATTGTCTTTGGAGTCGACGTCGCACGATACGGCGATGACCTCTCCGCTATCGCGGTTCGCCAAGGCCGAAAGCTGCACGAAGTCCGGAAGTTCCGTGAACTGAACACCATGCAGCTCGCCGCGGAGATCGTGGCGTGCATGAAGGACTACGACAAGCCCGCGGCAATCTTCGTGGACGGCGTGGGAGTCGGCGCCGGGGTGGTCGATCGGCTCCAGATGCTGGGGTTCCCAGTCATCGAGGTGAACGGAGGCGAGACGGCCTTCGAAGAAGTCACCTACTACAACAAAACCGCCGAGATGTGGGACCGGATGCGCAAGTGGCTTCCGGGCGCTTCGCTCCCGCCGAAAGACAGCGACCTGCGGTTGGCCTTGATCGGTCGAGAGTATTTTTTCGATGACAAAGAGCGTATAAGGCTGGAACGTAAGAAAGACATGAAAAAAAGGGGGCTGCAGTCTCCTGATTCCGCCGACGCGCTAGCGCACACTTTCGCCGAAGAGCTGGGGGACCTCGTGCGCAACAGCTTCGAACCGGACGAGAACAGCGTCGAACCGGAGACGGCGGCATGAGCATGCACCAGCAGATGCCCATGTTCTACGCCGAGTTCGCCGCGCCGCATTCGCAGCCGATCGCGGCTGCCGACATTAAAACGGCCGCCGCTGTCGCGGCGGCAATGGGCAAGTCCCACGGGTGGAAGCTCCTCGGCGTGTATGCCGAAGCAACTTACGACGAACTCGTGCTTGAGCGCGAAAGGGGAAAGTCTCTTGGAAAAGCATAGGTTCTACGCTGGCCTCAAGGGAAAGCCCGCCAACCACATCATCGACAACAACGAAGTCCACCCGGACTGGAGCCACGAGCGCAAGGCCGCTGAAGTCGAGTTCTACCTCGCCAAGAAGATCGGCGAGGATCTCGTGCGAACGTACCCCGGCCGTCAGTGGATGGTCGACGTCGACAGCCGCAACGAGATCATCATCATCGTCATGCCCTCGCTTACCAAGCGCGAGGGATACCACCTTCACATGCGCCGCGACAACCTCGCCGCGCTGATCCCGCGTTGCCGCAAGGCGGCGGGGGAGATCTTGGAGCGGTTCAACGTGTCCCGCTCGCGGCTTACGGTTCCGGACGAGCAGATCCTCGCACTGCCTCGTGACCTGCGCGATGACGCGGTCGCCCCCGGTCGCTACGAGACTAACATGAAGTTCAACCGTGGCCGATAAAAACATCAACAGCATCGACGATCCGGGGTACGGGTACCAGCGCACGGCGGCGGACATCCCGCCCGGAATGTTCGTTCAAACGGCCGACGGCCGCCCGACGACCACGGGCAATCAGGAAATGCAGGTACCCGACACGCTGCCTGAAGCAACCAACCGCGGCGGCGAGTCCGGCGGCATAGGCAGCTCGGGAGACGGCACCGCGGGCGGCGATAAGGGACGGCACGCTGCGGATGCTTGGTGTCAGCAGAAAGCGAAAGACATCTACCTCAACGGTCGGAACTACATCGATGCCAACATCACTCTCGGCTGGGAGCGGAACCTGTTCCATTTCCGCAGCGAGCACGGCCCGTCAACTCCGTATACCCGGCGCGACTGGCGACGCGCCCGTACGTTCCGCCCGAAGACGCGCGCCAACGTAAAGGCGCAGGAAGCGGCCCACGCCGCGGCCGCATTCGCGACACAGGATTACCTCGCCGTCACGGCGCAGGATCCAACGAATGAGAACGAGGTGATCTCCGCCGCTATCAACAAGGCCATCTTGCAGAAGCGCCTCGAGTTGGTCCCATGGAACTGGTTCCTCACGTGCCAAGGCGCGTGGCAGGACACCAAGAACTACGGCCTCTGCATCTCGCACCAGTACTGGCGGTTCGATCGAGTGGAGGAAGTCGTTCCGGCGTTCGACGATCAGGGTCTCCCGATCATGGCCGAGGACGGCCAGACCCCACTCGGCCAGCGCAAGACGAAGATCATTTTCGACATGCCGGTGGTGGATCTGATCCCCCCGGAGTGTTTCCTGTTCGATGCGATGTGCGACTGGCGAAACCCGGCGCAGTCGAGTCCGATGATCTGCTACATGGTCGGCATGTACGTGGGCGAAGTGCTGGCCCGCATGCAGGACAAGGATCTCAAGACGCACCAGCCGATCTGGCGCAAGTACTCCCCCGGCGAGATCCTCGCGACGAGTCGGGAGAACATTGACAACCGCACGCGGCGCGCGCGCGAGGGGCACCACCGCGTCGATCCGACCACCGAGAAGGTGACGGAAGAGTTCACGACGGTGTGGGCGCACATGAACATCGTGCGCGAGCAGGGCGTGGACCTCGTGTTCTGGACGCTCGGCACCGAACTGGTGCTGACCGATCCGATGCCCCTCACCGAGATGTTCCCGCACCTCATGCCCGGCGAGCGGCCGTTCGCAGTCGGGTACTCCTCAGTCGAGGCGCACCGTAATTACCCCGACGGAGACGTCGCGCAGATCGCCAGCCTTCAGGAAGAAATCAACGCAGTTGCGAACCAGCGTCTCGATAACGTCCGGCTCGTACTCAACAAACGATACTTCATCCGACGCGGTAGTCAGATGGACCTCGATGCCCTCATGAGGAACGTCCCGGGTGGTGGCGTAATGACGAACGATCCCGAGAAGGACGTTCAAGTCGTCAATACGCCCGACGTAACGTCCAGCGCGTACCAGGAACAGGACCGGCTTGCTCAAGACCTTGATGACCTCGTGGGTGGATTCGGACAGGCTAGCATCGCGGCGGGCGGTAAGCAAATGGACCGCGCCGGGAGCATGGACGTGCTGCAGGGCGCGGCGGGAGCCGTACAGGACTACGGGATCAAGATCTTCTTTGAGACGTGGATGCAGCCGGTGCTCCGGCAGCTCGTGCGGCTCGAGCAGATGTACGAGATGGACGCGACGGTGCTCGCGGTCGCCGCGAAGCAGTCGCCGCTGTGGCAGAAGTACGGCACGGATGTGATCACCGACGACCTGATTCGCCAGAATCTCGCCGTGACGATCAATGTCGGCATAGGCAATACCGATCCGGTGAAGCGCGTGCAGAAGCTGACCTTCGGGATCAGTCAAGTGGCGCAGTTGCCGGACATGGCGCGCCGGATGAAGAGCACGGAAATCGCGGACGAGATCTTCGGAGCGCTGGGCTACAAGGACGCTTCGCGCTTCTTCATGAACGATCAGGAGCTCGCCGAGCATATGAAGCGCACGCCACCCCCGCCGCCGCCGCCAGAGGTCGCAGTCAAGATGCAGGAGATTCAAGCTCATCAGCAGGCCGAGCAGATGCGTGACGCGCGCGAGAAGAGCAAGATGCAGATGGATCACGAGTGGCGCATGAAGCAGGTCGATACCACCGAGCTGCTGGGCCACATGAAGAATCAGACGCAAGAAGGCGTCGCGAGCATGAAGGACAAGACCATTCGCGACGTCGCCGCGGCGAAGGAGGGCAACCGGCTCTCCGAGATCAACGCGGACCGGGCGGACGCGGCACACGGGCGGGCAGCGGACGCCCGCAAGGCGGCTATCGAGGCAAAGAAGCCCAAGCCGAAGCCTGACTTTCCGAAGAAGTAGGACTTGACATATACTCGGGGGCACCATGGCTGACAAAGACACACGAAATTTCGACCCGCAGACCGGCAAGGGCATGACGGCACAGGAGATTGCTGATAAAGCCGCCGGGTATGGCGGCCAGCCGCATCCCAGCGCGGCCGCGGCGCCGACGCGTCCTGTGGGACCGAACATCCATCCGGTGGCGAAGGGGGTCTACGGAGCGCCCGTCGGGCCGGCGATCTTCAAGCAGGGGAGCATGTAATGGCGGGGTACTCATCGCAAACCGCGCCCGGTGTGCCGGGGTCGTTTCCGCTCCCGAACGCTGGGAACAAGGGCAACGCCTATAAGGCGAATGCCATGCACCCTAGCGCAATGGCGGGGCGCGCGGGTCCGCAGGCGGTGCTGCGGCAGGCGCAGACCGGGGGTAAGCGATGAAGGGCATCGGCATGATACACGGGACGCACCCGAGCGCCCGGTTCAAGACGCAGGGCATGGCGAAGCTCCCGAAGCCCGCTCGCATCCACCCGGCGGCCCAACCGCGGATCCGGCTGCCGCAGGGCATGGAGAACACCTCTGAGGCGGCGCCGCCCCCGTTCCTGCCAGGAGTGGGCAAAATATGAGCAAAATCAAATGCCTAGCGTAAGTCGAGCACAGCAGAAGGCGATGCACGCCGCGGCCGCGGGGAACTCGACCATTGGTATTCCCAAATCAGTGGGCGAGGACTTTTCGGCCGCTGATCACGCGCGCGGGCCAACAAAGCTGCCCGAGTACAAGACCCCAGCCAAGAAGCATCCGAGCGCCCGATGAGCAGGCAAGTGATGGAACACCACCACGAGATCGGCCAAGTGAACGGCCTGAAGCCGCGCTTGGAAAAGCTCGAGCGACGCACCGCGCACCTGCAGCATCATGGACTTGCGCGCGGCAGTGGAGAGCACAAGCGCCATCCGGCGACCGGCCACTACGGCATGGGTCCGGAAGGCAACAAGTACCAGAAGCGGAGATAGCTCGCGCCCGTTCAGCCCGCGTTCAGAAAGGACCTACCTCATGGCGGTTCAGTTTGTCGATGAAAGAGAAAAACAGATTTTCGACCGCGCCAAGCGAGGGGAGGACGTCCGAGCCTTCCTGAGCACCCACCCCGTGGGGGTACTGCTGCACCAACGTGCCAAGCAGCTCATCGCCGACGCGCGCGTCGAGGCGCTCGAGGTCGACCCCGACACATTCCGCGGCTGGCTCTTCGGCCGCCGCAAACTCAGACAGATCCGGCAGAAGGCAGCTATCGGTACGGCCTTCATCGACTGGATGGCGGAAGCCATATTGGATGGCGACGCCGCGACGAAGGAGCTTGAAGAGTACCGCGAATAAGGAGAACTCAAATGGCTGAACCTACTGCGGAAGCGGCGGTTGTAACTCCCCCAGTTGACAACGCGCCCGAAAATAAGTCTAATCGCCCGGGGAAGGACCCACAGCTGACCAACCGCGATGAAATGATGGCGCGGATGGATAAGCAGATCGAGGAGCAGCGCGCCGAGGAATATAAGCGCTTCCTGTCTTCGAACACGGATCCGCGCGCTCGCGCCATGGCTGCGGCCATGGAACAGGAAGCAAAAGGCGAGGCGCTTGATGTTGACCGCGGCCACCGCGACCTTTCCGAGATGGGAGGGGAGAACGAGGCCGAGCCGACAGAGGTTGTAGACGGGGCTGCCAAGGTGCAGCCCTTTGTAGAGCCGGCGAAGCCGGCACAGCGCGTCACCCACAAGGGGGATGACCCGCTGGGCGAGTACGTAGTCAGGAAGGACGGTAAGCCGTTCTTCAAGACACTCGTGGACGGCAAGGAGGAACTCGTTCCTCTGGACCGGGCGCGAGCGCAGCTCCAGAAGCATCTTGCAGCCGATGTGCGGTTGCAGCAGCTCGCGGAGCAGCGAAAGGCTCTCGACGCGCGCGAAGTCGCGCTTCGTCAGCGGGAGACGAAAGGGCACCCAAGCGCCCCCAAGGCGCCGGTGATCGACGACTCCAAGCTGGCTCGAGATCTTGTCCGCAGTCTCGTTAGCGAGCCTGAGGGCAAAGCGGCCGAGAAGATGGCAGAGACGTTCAAGGCGATCCGGCAAGCCTCAGGGCCCCAGATCGACTTGGCGGAGATCCGCCGCCAGGCCGCCGATGAGGCGAGGCAAGCAGTTGTTGCCGAGCGGCAGCGCGAGGCGTTCGCGTCTGGATTCGACAGATTCCAGCAGGACTACCCCGACATTGCACGCGACTCCGACTTGTTTGCGTTAGCTGACCGGAAGACGGAGACGATCAGCGTTGAGCATCCTGAATGGACGCCAGTGCAGGTCATGTTGGAAGCGGGCAGACAGACCCGTGAGTGGCTAACGTCGATCGGCGCGAAACCCGCGGCCGTTCCGAATCCGAAGCTACCTGCGAGTGTGGATCCCGTTCGGCAGCAACGTAAAGAGAATCTGGTTCCAATGCCGCAGCCAAGGGGGCAGCGCGCACTGGCAACCCAAAGCGACGAGGCGGATGACAGTCCAACGGCGACGTTGGCAGAGATCCGCAAAAGCCGAGGGCAGCCGAACTAGGTTCAGGAGAAAAACAAAATGTCAGGTCAAGTTTGGAGCACTAACGCTCTCGGCGGCTTGGTGATAGCATAGGCCCCGTTAAAGACTGCGATTTGCTGGAAGGTCTTCAAAAGACTTCTCCCACTACTAGGGTGAAAGAGGAGAGTACACGTGGATAATCAGCAGGGAACTCCAAGTGAAGCCGAAATTGCGTGGCTTGCAGGACTGATCGAAGGTGACGGTACTTTGGCTCTTACGGTGCACGAGCGCCGGGGGCATGAAGGGTCCAATCCAAAGATCGCTGTTCTGCTTCGTGTTTACAACACCGACGCGGCCATCATCTCCAAGAGCATAAGTATTCTTGAGCGTCTTGGGGTGGGCCACTACGTGGAAGAGCGCGAGATGAAGCCGCTGATGAAACCGGACGGCGAGGGGGCGTACCACTCACCGGATCCGATGCTCGCAGTGAACGTGAAGAAATTCGCGGACGCTTTGAGCTTACTCAGCAGGCTCCGCCCATGGTTCTTCGGTGACAAGGCCCCCCGGGCCGATTTGATTCTGAAGTTTCTAGCCCGCCGATTGGCGCGCATAGAAACTGCAGGAGGCAACACCCGGACGCCGTATGCGAGAGACGATCTTTGCACGGTACGAGAGTTTTACTCTCTGACACGCAAGGGTCGGAGTCCGACACTTGAGAGACTCCTCAACGACTAATGAGCAGTCCGCGCATTGCGCGATGATATAGTCTGATCTGCCGCGACATCGGCAGGACCGCACATGTTATGTGGTCACCGAATCTGAGCCGGAAGCTGCGCACAGCGCTGCAGCCGATGGTTCGTTTTCGCCAGTTTTGTGACGCGAAAGAGGCGTTCGGCCTCGGCATCGGCGACAAGTTCAACTGGAACGTGTACAGCGATGTAGCACAGGCTGGCGGCACGTTGACAGAGTCGCAGCCCATGCCCGAGACGAACTTCACGATCTCACAGCTCTCACTGCAGATCACTGAGTACGGCAATAGCGTGCCGTTCACCAAGAAGCTCGACGATCTGTCCGAGCAGCCGGTGACCGAGATCATCCACAAGGTTCTGAAGAACGACGCGCGCAAGACGCTGGACACTGCCGCGTACAACCAGTTCAACGCCACTCCGCTGCGTGTGTGGGCATCGAGCACCAGCTCGCTGACCGTGAACACCAACGGCACGGTGTCAGGCACCAACTCGGTGCTGACGAACACTCTGGTCAAGGCGATTGCGGACTACCTCGCTGAGCAGAACATCCCGGCATTCGACGGGGTGAACTATCTGGCGATCTTCCGCCCGACGCCTCTCCGGACGTTCAAGAACAACCTCGAGACGATCAACCAGTACACCCCCGAGGGCTGGCACGTGATCATGAACGGCGAGAAAGGGCGGTACGAGGGCATTCGCTTCGTCGAGCAGACGAACGTGCCGGTCGTGAGCTTCCCGTCGGCGAGCACGGCGACAGACCGCGGATTCTTCTTCGGATCGGACACGGTGGTCGAGGCTTTCGCGATCCCCGAGGAAATCCGCGGAAAGATCCCGACTGACTACGGTCGGTCGCGCGGTGTGGCTTGGTACGCTGAACTCGGCTTTGGTATCGCGCACACGGAAGTTCCGGGCGCGCGTATCCTCTGCTGGGACAGCCAGTAAGGGAGGGCACACATCATGGCGAAGACACTCAAAGACGTTCCCCCGAAGGGTGGGCATGGCAAGGGCGAGGGGCATGGCTCTTCGATTCCTGCGGGCTACGGTCCTCTCGGCGACAAAGGCATCAAGCAGAGCCATAGCGCAGGCAGCCAGTCTGCCGGCGCGAAGGGGCACCCCGGCAAGGGCGGACTGAGCCGGGTGCTGGAGCCTGAGAAGAACGACGACGAGTTCGGCAAGGGCACAGTCGGCCGTCCGGACGAACTGGATGCAATCCGTGAGGATGGCAACCAAGGTTCGATGGGCGACACGACCCTGCTGTACGGCGGCGGGCTTTTCGAGCGAGAGAAGGTCGGGTTGGAGGACGGAGTCAGCGTTCGCGAGGACGTCGACCCGGACACCACGGAGCCGAACTACAACTACGATATCGATCCGCTGACGGGCAACGCTCCTGAGCGGAAGGTTGGGCGCACCAATAACTACATGGTTTCTGGCAAGCGCGGCAACAAGTTCGAAATCGGTGAGATGTAGGACTGACTGAACGGAGGTTGCCCGGCGGTGCGGCGACGTGCCGCCGGGCGCTTTCGTTAGGAGGACACATGGCATTTCGAATCCCGGGCACCGACTACGAGCAGCGCTCGCGCAGCGTCGGCGTCACAGAGCGAGAGTTCGACAAAGGAGCCAATCTCGTCGAGGGCATCAACGGCCGCGACAAGATGGACACGCATTTCGAGAACACCGAGCGCGTGCAGGTGCTCGACCCACGGGGCGACCACACGGGGCGACCGATGCCGCGCGATGCGCGCTTCAAAGGCGCGTTCAACCACGGCGAGTGGGGCCCGGACCAGTTCGATGAAGGACTGGAGCACGGCATGGACGGCCCGATCGAGCAGCGGCCATACTACGGTGCGGGCCTGCCGAAGCGCATGGATCTCATGCCGAACGCGAACCCACAGCTGGATCGGCCGACGGACGATGCGGCCGCGGGGCGCCCGATGGGGCAGGGTGTCGGCAAGAAAGAAGTGTAGGAGGGCGCCGTGCCCAGGTTGACTCCTGCCGAGCTGAATGCACGAAGCGGGGCGGCGTTCGCAGCGCGGCGCGCGGCCAAGGCGGCTGCCGAAGCGGCTGCACGAATTGCTGAAGCGGTCGCCACCGCAAATGAGAACGGCACCGCGCCGGTCTTCAATCCCGAGCGCCTCGCACTTCAGCAATACGGCCCCGGCGGGCTGTGTTACATTCAGCAAACGCATCGGTTCACCGCGGCCGGGAAGTACCTCGGAGAGGTGCCCCCGGAACAAGCGTACATCACCACCGAGGAGATGGAGCGCAACAACGAGCGGGACCGGGCGCGCTGGCGCGCCAAATCACGGCAGGTTGGGCCGACTCTCAGGCGGGAGCCGGTGCCGGAGGCGCTGATGAAAGCTGCACAAGAAAACGCCGTGGCGCTGAGCGCCGAACGGCTTGCGGAGTAACCCATGGCGCTGACTACCGTCGCAAACCGAACCTTCCTGACTCTGGTTCAGGATTTGTATCGCGAAGTCGGCGCGGCAGGCGGCACGCCAGCGAACGCCATTCCCACGACCGTTGGAGTCACGGGCGAAATACTGCGCCTCGTGAACTACATTCACGATGCAGAACTCGACATCCAGAACATGTGGGTGGACTGGAAGTGGTTGCGCAAGACGCTAACTTTCTACACGGGGACGCAGAACCAGACCGGCATCTTCACTACCTCGGGCGGCTCCGTGAGCGCGCAACCGGCGGATCTTGCGGAGTGGGACTGGAACAGTTTCTTCATCTATCCTGCAGGAAGCACTCAATCGCAGCAGCTCGCGACTTTCGAATGGCAGAGCGTCCGGGGCGAGGTTTTTATCACTACGAGCTTCGCGCAGCCATGGCGCGTGATCGTGATGCCCGACAATACTTTCCGCTTCGACAACATTCCCGATCAGAGCTACCAGTGCTTCTGCGAGTATCGCTCGGTCCCGTATGACCTGAAGAACGACGGTGACATTTCCAACATCCCGGGACGCTTCGCGAATCGACTGATCGTCGAGCTGGCGCGCATCAAGTACGGCATGTTTGAGAACTCTCCCGAGCAGCTCGCTCACGGCAAGCTTGCTGTATATGGCTCGGTCAACGACGACGGCATTCCGAACAACCAAGGACTCCTCGCTGCGCTTGAGAACGATCAGCTTCCGAACCGCAAGAACAGCCGGAGGCAGCAGGGCAATAACATCGTCATCAGCACAGACTACGGCGGAGGCTGGGACACGGACGCGTACGGCTCTCCGCCTAACGGCTGGAGCGGATACGGGGGCGGCTGATGGCTGCCCAGTTGAAGCCCCTCACCCAGACGAAATACTACCCGTTCAACGGCGGGCTGGACGTCGTCACGCCTGCGCTCAGCGTGGACCCGGGCTTCGCACTCGCCATGATCAACTACGAACCGTGGTACAACGGCGGGTACCGGCGCATCGACGGGTACGAGCGGTTCGATGGGCACAAAGCGCCGAGCGCCGGGACGAGTTACGGTCTGACGATCAGCTCGCTCTCCGGCATCACTGGCGTAGGCACGAACACCACCACCAATCCCAACTGCTACCAGCCGGGGACGGGCGTGACCTCGGGCGCGACCGGCATAGTTACCGCAGCGATCACGGTGGGCGGCACCAGCTATCTCGGAATAACCAACATCGCTGGAACCTTCACGACCGGCGAGAAAATCTTCATCGGAACTACTACCTCTACGGGCACGACGCTGATCGCGCCTGCAGTCGGTTTCTCGCCGGGTACCGCGACGGGTACGGACGGCTATACGTACAACAGCGAGTTCCTGTACGGAATGGCAAATTACTACCGCCAGCAGATTGCGGCGGTGCCAGGAACCGGAAACATCCTCGCTGCGTGGTGCAACGGCACGAATACCTACGCCGTGCGCGGAACGCAAACCACCGTCGCCGGCACGAACACCACTGTCGCCGCCGGGCTGTGGCTGGCATCGGGCACGGGCTGGACGCAGAGCGGCATCAGCTATGCGACCACGGTGTACTACAAAGGGCTGCTCTCGACCGTGCAGTCCGCCAACTTCACCGCAACGCTGGACGCCTCGGGCATCCTCAACGTGACCGCAATGGTGAGCGGCACGCTCTACGTCGGCGGCACGATCGCGGACAACAACGGCCTCGTCCCCATCGGGGCCACCATTCTTGCGCAGCTCGGCACTGCCACCGGCCAGACCGGGCAGTACCAGCTAAGCGTTAGTCCCTCGATTCCGGTCGCGTCGGAGACCATGTTCACGCTCAACCCGCCATCGCAGGTTCCCACCGCGGGGCAGGTGGTGGTAGGCGCGACGAGTTCTGCCACAGGTACGGTGGCGTACGGCATTCCGCACGACACCACCGTAGGATATGTCGCATTCAGCACCGCGGCCTACCCCGGAGGCACGGCAACTTTCCGAAGCGGCGAAGTCCTCCAGACCATCATCGGGGGCACGGCAACCGCGTGGGGCACGGCAGCCGCCGCGGGCACGGCGTTCTCGCTGCCAGTTATGACGGCCTCGGGCACGAGTACGAGTCAGAAGCTCTTTCGGTTCAAGAACGCGAATTTCTTTGGCACCTTGAGCACGTACAACGTCTACGGCGTCAGCGGCGCGGGACCCGCCTTTGAGATCAACCAGAACAACCTCGTCACCCCGATCTTGCTGCCTCTGACTACGCTGCCGGGCCAGCCGGGCAACGGCGTGTGGCCGTACCTCGTCGAGTCGTACCAAGGCTTCCTGTTCTTGGGGTACCCTGGAGGCATCTACGAGCAGTCGGTCTCGGGGCAGCCATTGCAGTTTGACGGCTTCTTGGGCGCCGCGGAGTTCTCAGTCGGCGATGAACTCACCGGGATGTTCAGCATCGTCGGCCCGAATCTGATTCTTCCGACGAAGCATTCGTCCTTCGCGCTTGTGGGAAATTCGGACGCGAATTTCATCCAGAATCTCGTGGCGGAAAAGGCGGGGGCAGTTCTGTACTCCGGGCAGCTTCTCGATACTGTCTATGCTATCAACAATCTGGGCATTACGTCGCTCGCCCGCACGCAGAGCTACGGTAACTTCGTTGGCGCGACGGTCTCGCAGCTGATCCAGCCGATCATCACGGCGCTGCGCCCCAACTTCATGGACTCGACCATTGTCCGGCTCAGCAACCAAGCGCGCTTCTATTTCAACGATGGCAGCGCTATCATCATGTTCGTGCCGGGGCTGGGACAGCAGAACAAGGCGTGGTCGGCGATCGAGAGCGGCGTCACGGCGCAATTTGGCTACGCCAACTACCCATCCCCAGTATACTGCGCGTTCAACTCCGAAGATCAGAACAACAGCGAGGTGCGCTTCCTTGGACTTACCAATGGCGACGGGTTTGTTTATCACGACGGCGTGGGCCCCTCCTTTGATGGAGCAGCCGTTACGTCCTACGTACGTCTTGCCTTTAACAACATCGGTTCTCCAGCCGTCCGTAAGTATTTTCGTCGCGCTGACTTGGAGATCAACTCCACCAGCTCCATCGCGCTCAAGTTTGCCTACGACCTGAGCTTCTCAAGCGCCGAGTCGGCGAACAGCGCGATCCAGAACCTGACGGTGGCCAACATCGCGGCGAACACGGTGTTTGGTGGAGGCGGATACTGGGATAGCATCAACTGGAATCAGTTCTACTGGGACGCGCAGGCAATCAGCACCGCGCGAGCACTCCTCGGCGGGTCGGGGCAGAACATCAGCTTCCTGATCTTCCACCAAGCGATCATGGATACGCCCTTCGTGCTGCAGGGCCTCACTCTCTACTATGATCCGCGAAGGCTACAGCGATAATGGCAAACAACCCCTTCTACAACTATGACCAAGCCTTCGTCGCCGGAACGCTCGGGCGCGCCGAAGCAGTCGGTACTGAGTTCACCTCGGTCCAGAGCGGGTTCGCGCTCCTCACCATCCAAGGCGTCGACACTGGCGCAGCGAACGCTTATGTCGTGAACGTGACGGGCGGCGGCCCAAGCGGCAGCTACTCCGACGGGCAGGTTATCGAGTTTAAAGCGACGAACGCAAATACTGGCGGCTGCACCATCAACGTCAACAGCATCGGAGTCGTCGGTCTCACTAACTCGCAAGGACAGGCTCTCGGCTCAGGCGCGATCACTGTCAACACTTGGATACTCTGTCGATACAACTCGACCTTCAGCGCGTTTACGCTCATCGCGCCGTCCTCGCTGACCACCACCAGCGCCACAGTATCAGCAGCGGCTCCGCCCAACAAAGTAGGCTTGACCGCCGCTGCGGGAGTGGCGAATAGCGTGCTTCCCAGCGACGCCACCTACGCTCTTGACCAGAGCATCGCCCCGACGTGGACCGGCGCTCACACTTTCAGTGGCGCAGTGACATTCAGCGCGGCTCCGACTTTCTCTGCGGGTCTCGGGACGATTACCGGCCCTGCCAGCACATATGCTGCCACCTTCGACGGCGCCGCCGCAGTAGGAACTTCTTTCGGCGTCAAAATAGCAGCCGGCACTAATTCCAGCGACGTTGCGCTGCTGATTACTAGTCAGAGCGGGACCGCTTTCGCCAAGGTCGATGGCGCCGGTAGCGCGACGATCGGCAGCCCTACTGGGGGCGGACAGGGCGTCGGAACACTCAACGCCACGGGCCTCTTCGTCAACGGTGTGGCGGTCCTAACCAGCTCCGCGGTGGGCGCGAATCCGACCGCGAAAGTCGGCCTGACGGCGGTGAACGGCTCGGCAACGACTTTCATGCGAAGCGACGGAGCGCCGCCAATAGACCAAGCCATCGCACCAACGTGGACCGCCGCTCACGTATTCAGTCCTTCATCTGCGGTCGTCCCAATCACGATCGACTGCGCAGTAAATACCGGGGGCCTTAAGATTTCGGGGGCCACGAACACGGCCAACGCGTATCTCTTGCAGTTGGTTAGCGGGCAAGGCTCTGGGTTCTCAAGCGGATTGTCTATTCAAGCAGGCACCGCGGCAGGCGACGCGGCGGTATTGATAGTAAACGCTGCCAACACTGCCGTCTTTTTTGAGATCTTTGGTAATGGTTCCGGCAATGTCGGGGCGACCGCAACTGCGGGAATGCAGTGGACCACTACTGGTGCCATCACGCTCAACGCTACCAGCGGCACCCCGCTTACGGTCGAGGCCAGCGGCACTGCCATTTTTAAGGCGCTGGGTACAACCGCTCCTACGATACAGGGGTACGGCCCGACTGCTGCTGCGTTGGTGGACCTGACGCCAGACCAAGGAACCTTCACCGGCACGCTGAAGGAGAACTCAGGCGCGACTACTTTGACCACGGGCACTCTACGGTGGGCGCGTGTCGGACCGCTCGTGTGTCTCTTCTTCCCGGGAGCGTTTGACGCGTCGGGATCGCACACTGACCTCACCATGACCGGGCTGCCCGCGGTCATCCAGCCTGTGCGCGCTCAAACCGTAAAAGCGGCCGACTTTGCGTGGGTAAATAACGGAGTACAAGGTAGCGAGGTCGACGTCACTTTTGCTGCAAGTAGCGGAACGCTCACGTTCGCGGCCAGCGGAAGCAATACTGGTTGGGTGGGGACCAAGGGGTCCTTCCTCGCCAATTGCTTGTTCTACTACCTGCTGTAATATGGTACATTCGGGCGAAAAAGAGGGGGTATAAATGGCGGGGGCACTCACAGCGGGGCTTGGTGCGGCAGGCGGAACACTCGCGACGCCCGCAGGCGCGGGCGCAGGTGCAGGCGCACCGAAGCCGCCAGCGCAGCCGACCCTTCAGAATCTCATTCCGCAGAATCCAGGCGCGGTAGGCGGTACCGCCTACGACGCTACGGCGGGCACGGTCGGCGCGGCCCCGGTAGCGAAGGCTAGCGCCGCAGGTCCGCAGGCGTCGATCACCAACGGGATGATCAATCCCAATGACGCGACGAACGCTGCCTCGCAGCTCGATGCGATCACAGCCGCCAACAGTCCGTACATTCAGCAGGCTCGACAGCAGGGCTTCCTTTCTGCCGCGCAGCGCGGATTGGGAAACTCCAGTCTGAGCGCCGGAGCCACTGAGGCCGCAGCCGTGCAGGCGGCCGCGCCGCTCGCGCAACAGAACGCCGGAGAGGCCTCAACCACGGCACTCCAGAATAGCCAGCTCGAGACACAGGCGGGTGAGTTCAACGCGTCTCAGCAAAACGCCAATCAGCAGCTACAGGCTCAGATCGCGACGCAGGCTGGGCAGTTCAACGCCGGGCAGAAGACGCAGGCGAGTCTGGCGAACGCACAAGCGACGAACGCCATCAATGCGCAGACGCAGCAGCTTACTGAGCAGCTGAATCAGCAGTTCCTGTCAGGATCCCAAGCGCAGCAGCTGGCGAGCATCCAAGGGCAGTGGAACAGCTTCATTCAGTCGAACGCATCTGCGTCGCAGTTGTACAACACCTTCCTGAGCAGCATCGGCACCGAGATGAACAACAAGGATCTCGACCCGACGCGCATCGGCACACAGATAACGGATCAGTTGAATCTACTGCAGGGAGCAATGAACCTGATGAACCAGATAGAAGGTGGAGGCGGAGCACCCGGAACAGTTTCTGGTGCAGTAAACGCTAACAACCCGACCGCGGCGGCACCGCCGCCGAGGCCGGTAGCGAGACCAGGACTTCATCCGTGAACATCCGGCCGCCGGTCGTAGCAGACAGCCCCCTGCTACGAACGATGGCGCAGAAGTACGCGGCGACGATGTATCCCGAGATGATCGCGGACATCGACAAAGTGCACTGGCTGATACGGGACTGCGTGAATAATTGGAAGGTTCACTACTGCAGAGTGGTGGGCGAGGAAGGAAAGCCGGAGGCGGCGCTCTTCACACGAGTGGAGAACAACCTCTGGGCGCTGAAGAAGCACTGCGTACTGCTGCTCTGGTACTCGGAGCGGCCGGGAGCGGGGATAGCGCTCCTGCGGGACTTGCGGCGCTGGGTGGACGAGAACAAAGCGCAGATCGTGGCTGCGGGTTTTGCAGCCGACTGGGTGAGCCTCCACGAGGGGCCGTTCAAGATTGCGGAGAGAGTTGGGTTTAAACAGCGGGGCCGCGGAGGCTATATTTACTTCCCTCGAGGGAGGCACGCATGAGTTTCTTTTCGAAATTGCTCACTGTTGCCGGAGCCGTAGTTGGCATCGCGGCAGCTGTCGCCACGGGCGGAGCTCTAGGGTTCCTCGCCGCGGGCCTCATTGGGCTCGGCGCGGCCTCGAGCCTCGGAATCATCGGTGGATCGGTGGGCAAATTCTTCAACTCAGGAGTGGGGCGCGGTCTCGTCTTAGCGGCGGGCGCGTATGCAGCGATCGGCTCGTTCGCCAGCGGTATGAGCGCCGCGAGCGCGAATGCCACAGAAGGACAGCAAGCCCTGAATGCCACCAACGCAACCACTGCCACAGTGAGCGATAGCGCCGCGGCGGCCCTCCCGCCTCCGCTAGCCAGCGCAGCGGACGGCGCGAATACCGCGGACTTGGGCGGCGCACTGCAGGGCGGCATGCCCGCGACTCCTGGCGTCGATGCCGCCAGCGTACAGACGGCAAATCAAGCTCAAAACCAGATCGCATCAGCAGTAAACCCCGAGGGCAACGCAATGCCGGGGATGAGTAACGAGACCTCTCCGCCAAATCTTTCAGCTCCGACGCAGGCGCAAGCCGCGCAGGGCGCGGTTGCGCCGGAGAGCACAGGGCCGACGCCGCTCGTTGGACAGGGCGCGGGCAGCGCCCCGATCGGAGTGGCAGACAATTCACTCGCAGCGGCGCAGAGCGGCGGGGGCGGTGGGTACCTCAATGCGGCCGGCAATGGCGCGGCTCCGAATTTCGCAGGACCGCCCAACGCAGCTGGAGCGGGCAAGGGCTTTTTCGGATTGGGCGACCGCACGAGCGCAGCGTTGCTGACCGCGGGCGGCAGCGCGCTTGGTGGGCTTGGGCAGGGCATTGCTCAGAAGCAGGCAATGGAGGAGCAGATTCGGGCATCGCAGTGGGCGAACAACCGCTGGACCACTCCGAGTCTTTCAGGCGCTGCGGCAAACGCGAGCTTGGGTCAGATCAACGCGCCAGCGGGTTACCTGCAGCGCGCGGCCGCTACGCGCGGTCTCATGGCGAACAGCACAGTCCCCTACGCGCCACCGACCGCAGGTCCGGTGCCCGTAGGCGCGCTGCCGGGAGTTCCGCCAGTGCCCGGTCCGGTGCACTAAGGAGCGAACATGGCAATGCTAGAACAGGCTGCGAAAGCCCAAGATAATAAGACCGATACCGACTCCGATGAGACACCCTCGGAGGAAGGACACAAAAAGCCTAAGCATAAGAAGCACCCTTCAGTTGTACAAGCTAACGCTGACGCCGATCAGCAGCCCGAGAGTGAGGGCGAGGGAGATGGCGAGCAGCCAAGCTCCGACACCGATGACTCCGGCCCAGAAGGCGGCGGGGAGACTCCCGGCGCGCCCGAGGCGCCACAGCAGCCACAGGGTGGCGGCGGGGATGGCGATGAAGGCGACGCCGACGCCAGCAGCGGTGACGGCCAGCAGGACCAGCAAGCGCAGCAAGGTGGTGGGCAAGTCGTGTCTCCTCAGGCTCCGGGCGCGGGGGATGATACCTCGGGCGGCGCGGATACGCCAACTGGCGACACTGAGGGCGGCGAGACTCCCGGGGACAGCTCTGCGGCAGGACCGGGCTCCGAGCAGGACACATCGCAAGTGCCGATCAGCCCGGCGCTCAAGCATGAATATGACATAACCAACCAGGCGCTCATGCAGATGCTCTATGGACCGGGTCCCGTGGCGCAGCACGTCGTGGGTGCGCTCGCGGGCGATGGGCAGCACAAGGTGAAGAGCGTCGTCACGATGACGCTCGTGCTGGTCCGAGGGCTATACAAGCAGACTCATTTCCCAATCCAGCTTGCGGGACATATCGTGCACGACGTCGCAGCGCACGTCATGGACATCGGCCAGCAGGTGAAGCAGATTCAGTATTCCGATCACGACGCCACGCTGATCGTCAGCGCTGCCATGGAGCAGGCCATGCGGATGTTCGGCGTGAGCAAGGGGCAGGTCCGCAACTTCATTCACCTCGTCGGTCGGCAGAAGGCCGACCAGCACGCACAGGCGTATCACTCCGGCGTGACCGCGGCGAAGGCGGGCATGCAGCAGGGGCTGCAGCAGGGCCAGCCGGTCCCGGGTACCGGCGGCCAGAGCGCCGGGCCGCAGTCGGGCGCGCCCGCGGGCGCTACCGCGCCGCCGAACGCGCAGGGCGCGGCGCCACAGGGACCGCCTCCGCCGCAGAGCGGAGCGCCGCCTGAAGCACCGGAAGCCGAGGGAGGCGACAATGGGTAGCTTTGCATTCGCCTTAGGAGGCGCGCTGGCTGGTGCCGGCCAAGGTATCGAGAAGGTAGGCGCTGAACAGATGCTCGAGATGCGCGAGGCCAAGCTACAGGCACTGCGCGCAGCAGAGCAGGAGAAGCTCCAAGCCACGGGCATCGAAGCTCAGAAGGGTTTGCAGCAGGCAGGCTTCACCGAGCAGGAACGCATGCATGGTATCGAACATGGTGAGGCCGTTGCGGCGGCGGGCGCACAGCGTCAGTTTCTCACAGATCTAGAGAAGTACAAACAAGGGGAAGCCACCACACGCGCCAAGATCCGCGCCGGTAGCGTTGTCGAAGCTGCACGGCTTCGCGCAGGCGCCGCTGCGGGTAAAGCAAAGGCGCCAGTGAGTGAGTGGTCCTCCGCGCAGGTTCCGTACGTTGGAGACGCGCCGGGCGGGACGGACCGTCAGGGCGCCCCGATCATGTTGCATGGCCAGCAGCTCCACGCGACCATACTGCACCACAAGGGCGGACAGGATCTCATCGAGGTCCCCTCGGCGCGCGGCCCGCGACTCGTTCCGTTCACTGGGCAGGATCAGCTTGCGCGCCTGTCCGACAAATCGTATCTGGATCAGGTCAACTCGATGAAGCCGGCTCCGGCGGAGCACGTGCAGGATCTCATGTCTCACCCGGATCGGTGGCCCGACTTCCTGCACACGTATGGCTACCTCCCGGGCGGCGTACGCAACGCATGGTCGGCGCAGTATCAGCGGCGGCTACAGGCATATCAGAGCGCCCCCGCTACTGGGCAGCAAGAAAGCGACGGCGCAGAAGAGGCGCGCGTGCTTCAGGATGATCGTGACGCCGGAGACGATGAAGATGCCGCCGGCCAGTCCGTCAATGGCGTGCCCTACTCTCCGACTCCCACAGGCGCTCCGCAGGCCTCGGATACCGCCCCCGCGCAGTAATCCTCCACGAGACAACCGATGGCAGACGCCGCTCCACAAGTCGTGTCTGATGAAGGTGCCTCGGTCCAACCGTGGTCGCCCGGGCGCGGCTATGGGCCGCCCGTAGCGGCGCAGCCAGTAGCGAAAGCCGAAGCACCCGCTCCTAGTGCAACCAGTGCACCAGTCGACCAGCCTCCTCCCCCACCGGGATGGTCGCCGGAGCAGGGTTATGGCGCGCCCGTAAACCAAGACTTCACGCAGCCCCCGCAAGCGCCCGTCGGGAAGAAACCCCACGAATACGCGTTCATGAAGGGGGTCATCGGACAGAGCAATCGCCTGCTCACGCTGCTCCTGCGCACGGCCAATCAGTCGGGCGAGGGTCTCTCCATGGCGGAGGATCCGGCACACGCGGAATACGCGCCCGGAGCCGCCGAAGAGTTCCATAAGAACTGGGTCGAGCCTGCCGTAGAGAACCAAGCGCGATTTGAGTTGGGCCCAGACGCCACGCTCTCGGACAAGATTTTCCACGGCCTCGGTTCCACAGGCATGATGATTATCCAAGCGATCGCATCAGGCGGCGCCGCGGCTGGTGGCGCTGCCACAGAAGCGCTCGGTGGCGGCTTCGCGGCGCGCGCGGCGGGCGGCGCGATCGGCGTGACGCTCCCTGCGACTGCGAACGCGGTCGACATCGGGAAGCAGGTCTTAAAAGAGACCGGCGATATGCACGCCGCGCAGGTCGCGGGCCTCGTCTCGTACCTAGTCAATGCGGGCGCGGCAGCCGTCCCGATGGGCGTGGGGCGCTCATTCCTGACCCGAGTGCCGACTGCCGGGGCGACGGGTGCGGCGCTTGGGTACGCACAGCGTAAAGTGCAGAATGCCGTCCTGCCGGAGAACATGCAGCAGCCCGAGACCCCCGGAGACGCGCTCGTCGATTTCCTGACGACAGCGCCGTTCGGGTTAGGCGCTCACGGGGGCGGAGTCCGGCGATCGACGAAGATCACCGGCGCCAATCGGGACGTACTGACCGAGGCCCAGCGGGTCGCCATGCAGAACACCCCCGGAGACGCGCTCGACAAAGTGGGCGCCGCGGCCAACGCCCATGCGGAACTTACGGCGCACCACGACAACGCGGCGGTCGAGGCGCTGCGGCAACAGGAGCTGAACACCCACAACGAGACGATGGCTCACCTCGACCAGCAGATCGCCGAGGAAGAGGCCGGGCAGCTCCAAGAAGCCATGGGCGCGCGGCGCGAAGCCGCGGGCCAAGGCATGGAGAATGAAGAGGCGGACATTCAGCAGGGCGTCCGCGAGCAGAACATCAATGCTGCCGAGGAAGCAGCCACCACCAAGGCGGGCGGCCCGCCTCCGGACGCCGATACCGCGTTCGCACAGCGTCGGGCGCAGGTGCAGGCCGAGGAGCAGGCGGCTCGAGATCGGGACTTCGCCCCGGCGAGAAATCAGGCGGGAGACCAGGCGATTGACCAGGCGGAGGGGGTTGCGCGCGGCGGGGCGAACGAAGCAGGGCCTACGTTGGCAGACCTCCTACCCCCTGAGCAGCGCGCGGCGCTCGAGCGGCTCAAGGTGGAGCGTGCGGGCGCGCCCCCACCCGAGGCCAATCGGGAAGCCATCCGGGCGGCGCAGGCCGGGCGCGAGAACGAGGAGGCCGACCGGCTGACGGCGCAGCGGCAGGCGCAGGAGGCCTCTCGGGCGCGGCTGGAAGCGGCTACCCCGCCGAAAGGGGGCCTACCCCCCGTAGAAGCCCCGGAAACGCTGCAGGAGCGGCGCCTAGCGGCAGCAGCAGCAGAGCAGGGCGGTACCCCGCCAAAGGCGGCTGCGCTGCGGCGCGCAGCCCAGATGCAGAAACAGACCGATGAGGAGACCGTCGAGCGGCTGCCCCCTCAGAAGGCGCCCCGGCAGGCGGCGGCACCGCGCGAGGAAGAGGAGGCCCCGGAGGGTAATCCGCCTCCCCAGACCGCCCAGACGCTCGCCGAGCGCCGGCAGGCGGAGCTGGATCGGCAGATGGCTGCAAAGGTCCGAGAAACGCCCGCGGCTTCCGAAAAAGCCCCGGCGCACGAGAACGTAGAGCTGGAGCCGCAGGACACCCGCGCCTTGGCCGATTACGACCGCCAAGGAGTGAACCGGGTGGCCCCGGAACCGGCCAAGCCGAACCGCCTCGCCGCCATCCGTGAGGCGGCGCAGAAGAATCCGCAGAATCAGCTGCCCTCGGCCGCGCAGGAGATCATCGATGAGCTGCGGGCCGGGCGCAAGCCCGTGCGCCCTGCGGTAGCGAACAATGCCTCCGGGGAATCCCCGGCTTCGCAGGAAGCGGTTAACCGAGTGGAGCAGGAGCGCGCAGCGGGCGTACAGCGCTTCAGCGTAGACCCTGACGGTAATCGCACCCCGCTCACCGGGGTGGATGCCGTCGACGCTCGAGCGCCCAAGGGCGGACTAGTTATTCAGCGCGACGCGCAGGGCAACGAGACCATCCTCGACCGCGGCGGCCAGAACAAACTGCAGGCGAACGGTTTACTGCAGCGATCGAAACTTCGCCCTTCGACGGCACCCGAGGAAGCCCCGCCGCGCCGTACGGCCGCCAAGGCCGCGGCCGACATGACCATGCAGGACTTCCACAACGCCGAAGAGACCGGCGTCGAGGAGCCGAGGGGCCCCGGCGCACAGGTGCAGGACACCGGCTCGATCTTCGGGCGGCGGCAGGCAAAGACTGTCGAAGCCACGCACGAAGCCGCAGGTCCCAGCTCAGAAGAGCGCGAGCAGCTCTCCGATATGCACCGCGCAGCGGCGGAGGCGGACGGCCGCCCGACGAAGGAGTCGGCGACCGAGCACCTGCAAAGCAAGCTCGACCGGCTGGGCGACACTGCCAAGCACGTGGTGGTGCACGATAACTTCTTCTCGGACGATGTTCCGAAGGAGTGGCACCAGGATCTCGCCGGACAAGGCTACGATACGTCACGAGGCTTCTCGGGCATCTACGATCCGAACACCGACACGGTTCACATTTTCGCGAATCATCATCTCGACCACGCCTCCCTCGACACGACTCTTGCGCATGAGCTGGGGCACCTCGGTGTCTGGCGCGCTACAGGCGGAGACAATGCCGAGTACGCCCGGACTATGGGCGGCATTCTCAAGACGAATACGGCTGCGCGTCAGTGGGCGGCCAATTACGCTCGTGACAACAAGCTCGACGTGCGCGATCCGGCGATAGCGCGTGACGTGGCGAATGAATACGCCGCGCACCTCGCCGAGGCACCGTGGCGCGATCCGACCGTCCTGCAGCGCATCTATCAAGCCGTGCGCAACGCCTTCCGGAAGATCGGCCTCGTCAAGTACTGGACCGATGACGACATCCGCGACCTAATCCTGCGCGGCGATCGCAACCAGGCGGGACTCCGCTCGGCCAAGGCGGCGGGTGAGCGCATGCCGCTGCGCCCGCAGACGGTCGACGCCGACAATCTCAAGCGCCTCGAGCAGGCCTTCCCCGAAGATCATCCGAACGCCATCGGCGCGCGCTTCGCCGCGACCAAGGAAGCGATGGCTGCCTACGCGCCGAGCTTCCCGGGGCGCGTCAAGGACTTCATGGAGAACATGGGGTACAAGACGATCCCGAAGATGCTCGCGACCATCGATCTGCGCCACTTGCCCGACTTCGTCGACAAGAGAAACATGCCGAGCATTCGCAAGTTCATCGAGCAGAACGATCTGCGCCGCGGACGTCAGGGCACCTTCCAGCAAGCCGCGGACGCCCGTCTGCGCGAGTGGAGCAAGTGGGCGGATAAGAACCCGGAAGAGAATGCAACGCTCGAGACGCTCATGCACGGCTCGACGATCGCAGGCACCGACCCATCGAAGGACTACGCCCCGCGGTACTCCGCAGAGGACCAAGCGGCCGATCCCAAAAAGGCGGCGTGGGAGCAGTCCCGCGCGAACCTTCATACGCGCATGCAGGGCATGTACGACGGGATGAGCGAGCAGGGGCGGCAGCTCTACAACAACGTGCGCGATGATTACATCGCGCATCGCAACGCCACATGGAACGCGCTCGAGGCGCGCATCAACGAGACAGGCGCCTCCGATCAGGACAAGAAGCGCACGCTCGCGACACTGCGGCGCGCCTTCGAAGCAGGCACCGTGCAGGGGCCGTACTTCCCGCTCTTCCGTACTGGGGACCTCTGGGCGCGCTCGATCGATGCGGATGGCAACCACGTCGCCTTCTCGCGTTTCGAGAGCGCGGGCGAGCGGCGCGCGTGGATGAAGAGCCAGTCCGACCAAGGCCTCCGGATCGAGGCCGGCAAGAAGGACACGACGGATAAGTCGCTCATGGAGCGCATCGATCCCGACTTCGTCCGGCAGGTCATGGAGGTGACGAAAGACACTCCTGCGGTGCAGGATGAGATCTGGCAGACGTATCTGCGCGCCATGCCCGAGATGAGCATGCGCAAGCAGTTCATCCATCGGCAAGGGCGTCTCGGCTTCAGCGGGGACGCCCAGCGTGCGTACGCCTTTCACATGCAGCACGGCGCCATGCAGATCGCGCGCCTCGAGTACGGCAACCGGCTCGACACCATTGCCGCGCAGGCGAAGAAAGAGGCAGACGCCATCCAGCAATCCGATCCCGGCACTTGGAAGGCGGAGATGTCGAGCGGGGCAGCGTCCGAGCTCGCCAAGCGCAATCAGTGGATCAAGAACCCGCAGAACTCCGCGTGGACGAACGCTGTGAACCAGATGGGCTTCGGCTGGTACTTGGGCTTTGCTCCAGCGACCGCGTTCCGCATCCACACCCAGAACTCCATGCTGGCCTCCCCGATCCTCGCGGCGCGGTACCAGGGCAAAGGGAAATTCGGTCAGAGTCAGGTTCGCGCGACCTCGGCGCTCAACAAAGCCGTCCTGCAGTGGGCGCGGGCGAAGGGCAATCTGCGCGACACACTCCGCGGCGATGAGCTGGCGGCCTTCAAGGCGGCCGACGAGCAAGGGATGTTCACGAACACGTGGGCGTCCACCCTTGGAGCTGCCGCCACCGGCACGCCAGTGACCGGCACCCGGGCGAATCTCATGAACGCGGCGCAGTGGCTCTTCAACGCCATCGAGCACAAGAACCGTATGACTACTTACCTCGCCGCGTACCGGCTGGGGCGGGAGAACGGGCTGGACCATGCCGAGGCGGTGCGGCAGGCCACGAGCTCGACATGGGATGCGCACTTGGACTACAACAACGACAATCGGGCGCGCTTCCTGCAGAACGACTTCATGAAAGTCGCCGGGCAGTTCAAGCAGTACCCGCTCGGGGTCGCCTACCGGCTGGCGCGGGACTTCCGCGACTCCTTACCGAGCATCCTCAAGAACGAGAACCTGACGGAGGCTGAGCGCAAAGTGGCGCGGCGGGAGTTCGGTGGGCTGCTCGTGCGTAGCTTCCTCTACTCCGGCGCAGTCGGCCTACCGATGGCGTGGGCGGTGGAGGCGGGCGTCAACTGGGGCATGAGCACGCCGGACGAGCCGTTCGATTCGCGGGAGGCGCTGCACTCCTACCTGTCGGAGGAGTTCAGCCCCACTGCGGCGGATATGATCACCTACGGGCCGATGTCGGCGATCACGGGGGCGGCGCTCTCGTCCGGCGCGAGCTACAGCGACCTGCTCTACAAGACACCGCAGCGATACCACGAGATGTCTGCCGGCGAGCTGACTTCGGACGCTGCCGAGCAGGCGCTTGGCCCGGCGTTCGGCGCGATCATGAATATGGCAAATGGCGTCAGCATCGGAACCAAGTACGGCTGGGAGCGCGGACTCGAGCACATGCTCCCGCCGTCCGTCACAGGACCCATGAAGGCCTTCCGGCTGGGCACCCAAGGGGCGACCACGCTCCGGGGCGATACCGTGATGTCCCCCGAGGAGATGGGGCAGGGCTGGTCGCAGGCGCTTGGAATCCCTGAGGAAGCTATTCGGGAGAAGAACCTGTTCCTTCAGGCACTTGGGCTCACTCCGCAGATCGTGTCGAACCGCTACCAGCAGAACACCACGATTCGGGACATCCAGACGCGTATCATGGACCGTCGATCACAGCTGGAGGGCGACTATGAGACGGCGGTTCAGAATGGGGATTCCGATCGGGCAGCGGACATTCAGCAGGACGTAAACGACTTCAACAAGGCGCATCCGTCGTTCTCGATCAACCTCGGGCGCAGCGTCGTGCAGCGCATGAAGGCGCAGCAGAAGCTGACGCAGGGCGTGGCGATCAAGCCGGGGCTCAAGCAGGAGCTTGAGAACCGCTACGGAGAGCAGTGATGTGCGAGATCTACATACTGCGGCACGGCCGCACCGCGCTGGATAACCTGAAGCGCTCTGACGGGTGGCTCGATTTACCGCTGTCCGACAAGGGGCGGCTCGGGCTCATCCAAGCGCAACAGTACCTGAAGATGGAGAAGGTCGCGACGATCCACGCTGCGCCGCTGCGCCGCACGGAAGAGACCGCGCATATTATTGCATCCGGTGTAATACACGGACCGAATGTGAAGACAGCTCCGGCGGCCATGACGTGGGACCTTGGCGTGCTCGCCGGCACACCGAAGGAAGAGAGCAAGCCGAAGGTCAAGCGGCTGCTCGCGCACCCGACGGAGAAGCCGATGGGTGGGGAGACGCACAACGCGTTCCGCAAGCGGTACATGGATTGGTTCGACGGACTGGTCGCCGAGGCAGAAGAGTCGGGCGAGCCAGTGGTAGTGATCGTGTCCGGCACTAACGCGCGGCTGCTCGGTGCCGAGCTGCTCGGTAATTCGGACGCGATCGACTTGGATGAAGGTGGCCTGGCCGTGCTGCACCACGAGGATGGGAAGTGGCACGAACAGATTCTGTTTGGTGACGAAAACAAATCGCCGTACATATCATGAACGTCGCAGACCTACGCGCGCTGATCCAGAGCACGCTGAAAACCGCGCCAAGAGACCTGTACACCACTGATGTAGAGGAGCTGCTCGTCGCGACTGCCGCGCAGGAGTCGCACCTCGGCGTGTGGCGGCAGCAGATCAACGGCCCGGCGCTCGGCATCTTCCAGATGGAGCCGGCGACTTGGGAAGATTTGTTCCGCAACTACATCATGTACCACGCGGACCTCAATGAGTGGGTGCGCTCCTATATCAAGCTGCCCGTGCTCGGCGCGCGGGAGCTCATCACGAACGACTCGCTGGCGATCGCCATGGCGCGTCTGCTGTACCTGCGCGCGCCTGAGCCGATCCCGTCGGGGACGAGCCTTTGGGCGCTATGGGCGTTGTACAAGAAACGCTGGAATACGCCCGAGGGCGCGGCGACGTGGCAGCAATTCCGGACCAACTACGCGACTTACGTGCCGGGGGGACCGGCGTCATGAAGAAGCTCGACACGCGTGACTGGTTCGT